ACCCGCAGTGCGCGAGGCTTCCATGGTGCTTGAGGCGCCGACGACCTTCTTCATGATCTGGGTGTAGTTGCCCTGACGAACCGTGTTGGCACGGCTCTCGTTGGAAAGGTCATCACCCTGGATGGTCTTGTTGTCGTGGTTGGCGGCTGCGAGGGTGTCGGTCTGCCACTCGTGGTAAACCTGGCTCGCGCTCTCCGTGCCAATCGCCTTCTGGAAAGGGCAATCGTCCGGGAAAAGTTCGTGGATCTTGTCCGACAGGTCTTCACGAATGCCGACCCGGCCAACAGCCTGGATCGTATTACTGGGAACGGCCATTTTCTGACTCTCTTATCGTTGTGCCGGTCTAGAGCCGGCCTGTGTTTTGAAGGTACTCGGCAAAGGCATCGACGCGGGCTGCGCCCTGCGAGTTCTTCGCTCTCTGCCAAGCGGCTTCCGCCACCTTCTTCTGTTTAGCCTCAGGGTTTTGAACGACCCCCGGCCTGGAGATCGGCGGCGGGTTCTTGCCTTGGCGCACCCGTTCCATCTGCTTCTTCATCAGCGCGTCGTATTTCTCGGCTTTCGCCTTGAACTGGGCGACTGTGTTGAGAGCGATGATCTGGTCCGCGTCGGCGGCGTAAATCTGCTCGTCCGAGAACCCGATGGCCTTGGCGGTGGCCGTGAGCTTTTCCTTAAGCTCCGGTCCCTTGGTCTCATCGAAGAAGTCGGGAAGCGCCTCTGCAATGCGCTGGCGAAACTGCTGGGCTTCGTGCGCTGCGAGGGCCTCTTGGTATTGCGCCTGCTGTTGACGGGCCTCGTCAGCCTGACGCTGCGCGGCTGCGCGCTGGGCGTCACTATACTGCTTGGCTCGCATCTGCTGGGCGTAGAGTGCGCGGTCTGCCGGGTTGTCGCTCACCATTAGAGTGATGTCCGGCTCGGGAACCGCGAACTGTTCGGCGTAGGCTTCGAGCTGCTTCACATATTCGTTCTGCAACTCGACGACCTGTTGCGCGGCTTCGGCGGCGGCGGTCTGCCGTGCCTGGGCCGCTTCCTGCGCCTTGGTCTGGACGAACTTCTCGCGCTGCTGTTCGCGGCGAGTGAGGGTTTCCTGCACCTCGCGCGGCAGCTTTGCGAACTCTTCCTTTTCCTCGGCGGTCCACGAGTTCGGTGGGTCGATGGGCGGGAGTTCCTCCGCTTCGACTTCGATCTCGTCCTCGGCTTCTTCGGTTTCGGCTTCGGCCTCTGGGGCCTCGTCCTCTACCTCGTCTGCCGGCTGTTGTTCCTCGTCCTGCTGCTCATCGGTGCCGAGCATTTCATCAGCGATAGCTTCAAACGGATCGGCGGGAGCAGTGGGCTCGCCTCCGACTTCCGGGGTTGCCGGATGGGTCATTGGTAGCGTCCTTTTTCAGGCTTCTGGTTTTGCGCTCGTGTGAGCGATCAGGCGCGGTTGCGCTGATTAGGTCTCCGGAGACCTTGGCCTCCGGAGGGGCCGCTGGGCGCACCATGCGGCGTCGAGGGTGGCAGGTAGGCCCTGCTCTTGTTGTTATCTGTGTTTCGTGGTAGCTGCCGGGCATGTGGCAGCCAATCGAGACTGCGCCGAAGGATGGCACTCTGATTCTTGCCGCCGAGGCTGGTCGGAACCCTTTTGTCGCCGAGTGGCGCGACGAAGGACACCACGGCTGCGGCTTCTGGGGTTATTGGGAAACTGAGCAGTTAGACCCGCACACTCCAACGCATTGGATGCCACTACCCGAACCACCTAGCGAGTCGGCCTAACGCCCACAGTGGGCGACGTATTCTACGTTCATGCGCTTCATGTCATAGGACAGGCGCAGGATCGCTAGGCGGGCTTGCGCATTCAGTGAGCCGCCTTCGCTTGCTCGGATGCTATCGGCCGCCGCGAGAATTGCATCAATCAGATCGGCCTGAAGATTGTCGAGTTCCATTTCTACGCTCCTACCGCGACGGAACTAGATCGAATATCCGCCGCTGCTCACGGCCCATGCGAGCAACCTCGTCCGCGCTGATGAGGTTGCGCTCGGCAACCCGTCCCGCTTCGATCGCGGCCTTCAGTCCGTTCGTCACGTTGGCGGTGACCTTGAGCGCCACAGCGAGCGCCGTGACTTTCTCGCAGCGCGCCTTGGGATTGAGCTCCGTCGCGGCTATGTCAGCCATGCGCTGAACATATTCGGCGCGCGTCTGTTCAAGGATCGGCCCGACGACCTCCCACGCCTGAGCGGCGCGCTGCCCACGGGCTGCGGTTTCATGGTCGCTCATGCCACGGAACTCCACGGCCCGTTGTCAGTGTGACCTTGCACCGCAATCGATGTGCGCATCAGCCATTGATAGAGGTTCCAGCCTACGTTCGTGAAACGGCGGTCGTCGTCGTTCCACCAGCTGACCAGATCGCCCGCCCAATAGAGGAGCCACGAGAGAGCAAAACGGATCACTCAGCCAAGCTCCCTCCAGCGCGGTTGCTCTTGATCTTCGCGTCCGCTTCATAATCGCGCCGCTCTGCGTCCCGCTCAGCAAGGCGCTCCTGCATCTGCATCTTGCGCTCGGCGAGCTGCAATTCCATCGCCAGGCGCTGCTCGTTCATCTGCATCTCGGCTACCGCCTTCTCGCGCTCCAGCTGGATCTTGGCAGCTGCTTCCTCGCGAGCCAGTTGCATCTTCAGGGCAGCCTCGTTGGACTGAAGTTCGAGCTTGGCCTGTCCCTCGGCCTGCTTGGCTTCGAGTTCAGCCGCCTTCATCTGCATCTCGGCCTGCACCTTCTGCTCTTCGGGCGAGGGCTGCGGCTCTTGCGGGGGCAGTGTCGATGGGTCGATCACGAAGTCCGCAGGAGAGCCGAGGTTGGCGTCCTTCACGACACCCGAGATCGACTTGTAAACCTGCTCCGGTCCAACGATCGGCAGGCCGGCCATCATGACCTCGCGCTGCACTTCGAGCAGCATCATGCGGTTCTGGAGGCGCTGTTCTTTCTTGCCCGAGCCGAGACCAACCCGGATGACGACTTCCATCTCTTCGGGCCATTGCGAGGGATCGATCTCGCGGAACTCACCGTCAACCCGCAGCTTGGCAGGTCCGCCATAGCGCGAGCGGAGCTTCAGCTTCAGCCGCATCAATCTCGCTACAGCCTCGCCGAAGTTGCGAGCGAGATATTCCTCCATTTGCTGACCCTGCGCCTGCATCAATGCAGTGCCGGTCGCAGTCTTGTTCAATGCGTCCGCATCGAGACCCTGGTTCAAGCGGGTGATGCCCGTCCTGGACTCGCGCTGCCCGATCATGAACTCGATCGCGTTGAAGGCGGTGGCGCTCACGTCGTTCTTGAGCTCGGGCGTGGGTGGATTCACACCCTTGTAGCGGATCAGGCCGCCCGGAATGACGGTCAGGAGATCGTCGTAGGTGCTCTCGTTCACGCAATCGTCGGGGACGTAGGTGCGGGGAGCTAGGTTGCGGTAGAGTCCGTCCAACGCCAGACGAGTAAGCGCGGTGTTGATGCGCTGGATGTCGGTGACCTTATCGGCCAGCGAGTGACCTGCGATGCGTCCCGGCATCGGGAACGGGCAATAGACGACGAAGGGCTGATAGTCGCACGGCTCAAGCCGGAGAATGTGATTTCCGACCCTATGGACGCAAAGTCGTTCTGCAATGCCATCTCCGTCAGCGTCGAAGCGGATGTATTCTTCGAGCAGGAGAACGCGGTCGCCCGTCTCCCACATGGTGTTGTCGCCGTCGCGGGCCTGCGACAAAGGACTCGTGTTGCTCTCGATCGAGAGCCCGTCCACGTCCTCGCGGTCGAAGCCCATCTCGACCAGCTCGGAGGTGGTTTTCATCACCGCGTGAGCGACGTAGAGCGCGTCGTCGGGGTCTCGCGCCTCGGGGTTGATGCGGAACTCTTCAAGCGGAACGAGATAGTCCTTGAACTCGGGCTCGGCCTCCTGGAGCACGACCGCCTTGAACACCTCAACGCCAAGCTCGGGGTCAACGCCAAGCGAGTCCGCCTCCAAGGCCCCGTCGGCCTCGGGATCGACCGACATCACCTCGCTGCGCTGGCGCTTTCTCTCGACGCAGGTCTTTACAATGCCCAAGGTCTCGATGTTGCCGGCCTTGAGCCAGTCATGAAGGAGGGAGTAGCCCTTGCGCGCGAACTCGCGGTTGATCAGCTCGGTGGCGTCGTCGGCGAACTGGACAGCTTCCTCGTTGTCAGGTTCAAACTCGACGGCCCGGTCACCCGAAGCGAACACGCGGATAACCGACACGCCCATGTGGTCGCAGACTTCAGCCACGTCGCGAGAAACGACCTTGGAGCAGCCGTCGATCTCGTCGCCATACCGCTCGCCGTTGTAGCTCGCGAGGGCAGTGGCGGCGCGCTCTTCAAGCGCTTCGTTGCGGCCGCGCGTTTCCTGCTCTTTGAGGAACGCGAGAAGGTCGGGTGAAACGTCTATCAAACGACCCTCCGTTTAATCTGGCTGTAGTCGAGCTTCTGAGCCGCCCTTGGCTCTTCGTGCGCCACGCACATCAGCCCGAAGGCATCGGCGCTATGGCAGGACCAATCCCGTTGCGGGCCAAGTCCGACACCATGCTCTTCGTGCTTGTTCTCGTGATACCAGCCGAGTGCCAGTCGACCCGCCTCAGTGCGCCGCTCATCAAACCAGATGTTTGGGAACAGGCGGCGCGTAGCCTCTATGCGGTAGGTCTTAACGCCCTTGCTGGTGTCACCAACGATGGTGACTGAATAACCCGCGTCCCTAAGAGCGCTCTCGTAACTGGCTCGCACTAGCTTGTCGTGCTGGCGCCCGTCATGCGGTAGAAAGAACTGAGCCCGTTCCGGGGTGTAGCCTCGGCCCCGGCACCATGCGAGGTGGTCGCCTAGTTCTTGGCCGACCGCCTCATAATGATCCACAACCTTGATCTTCGAGCCCGCAAACTGCACGGCCCAAATCACGAAAGCGTCCGCATTGGCCCCGGTGCCGCCAATATCCACAAACAAGCGGATCGTGAGCAGTGGGTCGGGGTTAAGATCGGTGATCCGCCCGTCGGCCTTGGCTTGCGCTAGGCTCTTCGCGTAGTAAGCGCCATCAGCAACCGTGATGTAGCCGCCTTCCCAGATGTGGTCGTATTGCTCGGGCTGCATCCGAAGGCAGTCCTGCCGCTCCTGTTCAAGCTCGGCGGGGAACCACGGATTGTCCGACCAGTTGGCCTTGACGATCGCTGCGCCCGTTGGGAGCTCGTCACCCCGGAACATCTCATCGACCGGATCAATCTTGCGGCGCGGGTTCCAGCTGAACCACAGCTCCGAGCCCGGCTTACGAATGGTCGGGCGAAGCAGGTTGAGGCTGGTCTTGCTGACCGTCTGGGCTTCCTCCACCCACGCTACGTCGAAGCCCTCGTATGACTTGATCGATTCCGCCGTGTGGTCCTGCAAGCCGGCGAACACGATCAAACCATCGCCGGGCGTCTTGATCTGGCTCTCCTGGACGTCGAACAGGTGCCCAACGTCATATTCCTGGATCTTCTGCTCAAGCAGGCGCTTGGCCGATTCCTTGAGGCTCTTCTGGACCTCGCGGCAGCACAGCACTCTAAGGCCGGACCGCCTCAATGCG